CCCTGCCATATCATCATTTGTTTCAAAGCATCTTCATATTGCTTTAATTGCTCTGTTGCTTGGAAGGCTTGCATATCGGACTTGTATCCATGCTCATGTGCCTTCTTCTGTATTTCAGCCTTGAGGCCAAAGTAGTCTGCGAGTGCATCACCCGCTTCATAGATTTCTTTACCGTTTGCTATGGCTTCCTTAATAACACCAAAGGCGGCATTAGCAGCAGCAAGCTCAGCTATCATCCGGAGGTTTCCTTCCTAGAAGCCTCTGTACTGTCTTTGTTTCATAAATGCGGATTGCTGTCCACACAAGGGTAAATAAGGCCGCCAAGGGAGGTAACAACTCACCTATGGTTCCAACTACGGTTAGTACACTAACTGCATCAACGACTTGCTTAGTGCCTTCTGTTGCCATATGTGTCACATCCTGTCCTTAAGGCTTAGTAGGCCAGTCGTCTTCAGCTAAATATGGAAAGTTTGCATGGTCTGTGATGTCACGCAGTGCTTGGCGGTAGGTTGTCATCTCTGCGCTCATGGTTACATCAGATAAGCCTGTCCAGTCTGTTTCAACTAACTTAGCATCACGCTGTGTGCGTACATTTGCACCTGCTTCAGCATCTAGCTTGGCTTGGTAGGCAGTCTCTTGCTCTGCTTTAGTCACTGTAACTTCTGTCTCAGTACCGTCTTCAGCAACGTCTGTGCGTGTGTACTCAGCGAACATATCACGCTCTACCCACGCATACACCCAGTTGCTGTTCGCATCCTGCACAACACCGTTGCGTACTACGACTTTGTAGTCACCTGTGGTGTCTGGCTTAGGTGCTATGAGTACAGGATCAATGCCCAGTGCCTCACAGACGTTAGCGTTCCATACTCGTGGTAAGGACATGTTTGGGTTGTCTCTCCTGATTTGGCCTTGATTCTTGACCTCACCAGTTGCTCTTACTCTATATTCGCTCATGTTGATTCTCCATTTAAGCGATTGCTAGGAAGATGTATTCAGCGGTGTTTGTATTAACATCGGCGTTGCTCGTGACTGAAAAGCCACTTGATACTGGATCAATGTCATCACTGCCAGTGTCTTCAGCATCTGCTGTGTTTATCTCTAAACGTGGATCATTACCTGCAACAATACCTCGTTCTGAGTCGTAAACGTGCCAGTCTCCAGTGCTGTCAGTGCGTTTAATCATTACAAACCTTGCACCTGTACTAAACCCACAGTCAATGGTCTGGCTCGTGCCGTTACCTGTGTAGCTTCCTACTTTGGATACGCCGGGTACTGTGGCGAATAGGTAGGCGATGTATCCTCTAGTCGAATTATTTACATCCCCGTCAGCACCGATAGAAAAAACTGTATTAGTCGGTGCAGTATTATTAAAATAAATACTGTTAGTAGCTTCCGCAGAACTAAGGTTTACATGGAGGTGATAACTTTCTGGTGTACTGCCTCCGTTAAGGTCTTTGTTGTATACAATCCAATCTGTTGCCTGTTCTCTATTTTTTATCCAAATCATCTCAGGTACAACGCCTAAGTTGTGATTTATCGTTCTAGCCGCATTGTTACCGGTATAAGCCACCACATCAAAGAAGCCGGGGGCACGGCGGAACATCCACATCCACTTGTCTGTCTGGTCTGAAGTATGTGACTCCATTCCATCATTGTAATCCCAAGTAATCGTGGAAAGGGTAGTTTGTAAAACAGTGCTAGTTGCATCCAAATAATTAGTTCCTAGCATTCTCGTCCTAACCGTAGTTGTAGTTCCTGACTCTCTCTTCTGGAATGCCCAATCTACTGGGAAGCCGCTTGTATACGCAGGAGTAGCGTCATGCCGATAGTCTTGTGCAAACACCTCAGTCCCACTCTCAGGAGTCTTCATCGGGCCACGGCGGATGGCGATGTAGATGTAGGTTCCGCCAGAGGCGTTAATACCTGCCCACGTTTGCTCTAGCTTAAATCCAGTAGCGGTAGGAGCAAAACCTTCTGTAAGTCCTTCAGATTCTGCGCCAGCGTCGTTTGCTTCTAGTTTTTTATCATTACCGCCAACAGGCATACCACGCATTGTGTCAATCATATACCAAGAGCCAGTGCTATCAGATCGTTTAACCATTAACCACTGAGGCTCAAAGCCTAAATTAACTTCTAGTCCTACTGATCCCGTACCAGTATAACTCCCACACTTAATAATGTCCTGATCGCCATTCTCACCAAAGATGCCATCACCATCGTTGTGGGCAAACACGTAAATAACTAAATCACCCGATGCGTACTGATTGCCAGCAAACCACCCGTGAAGTTTTACTTGTGTGTCGGTAACATTAATCCAATCTGCACCAAAATCTTGAATGGCGTCTGTTAAATGGAGCTTTAAATAATTATTACCAGTCAAGTCTTTATGCCAAACCCACCAGTTACTTGTTTGTGCAGTATCTTTAACAATAACCATTCCCGGAATAGCATTGAGGCTATGGTCTACGGTAATAGCATCAGCAACATATGATGCAGATGGTACGCTTACCGTCATTACATCAAAGAACTTTTCTTGCTTGGCGAATGTCCATGAAACTACGTCATCGGTTCCCATGTGAGAACCGTGAGTAAACCCATTGGCATTAAACGATGTTAATCCTGTGGAAATCGTTGACTCTGTATTAGTCGCATTAGAAATAAGGTATTTAGTAGCACCACGCTCAGTGTCGTACAACGTGTGGCTGAATGTTGCATCTCTATTCTTTAACCAAACCAACCCACCTTCGCCTTCAGTGTCTGAAGTGAATGGGCCGAATGCTTTAGCGGTAGCATCGCCATTGACCGTAATAGTGTGGGCATTGCTTGAGTTATCTACAAACGGCTCTGTACCTTGCAAGGTAAGGAGTGATGTACCTGCTACTGCTGTGAGAGGTGATGTTGTAGGTGTGAAGGCAGAAGTGTACAGGGCAGTGCCTTTAACGACTCTAACGTTTGACAAATAACCATCCAAATCATAGCCCGCTTGCGGAATACCACCTAAATAAGTTAAATCAAGGGCATCTTGAGACAAAGATGTAGAATCGCTAACTGAATCAATTAGTACACCATTGGCAAATAAATATGCGGTTGACCCACTCCTAGTAACAGCCAGATGTGTCCAAGCATTTAATGGAGTAGAATATGAAGGTGTTCGTTGAAAAACCCAACTGCTACCATTTCCAAAAAGCCACCAAAGAGTTGTTGCGCTATTAATACCAAACGCAACGCCATCACGCCCACCGCCGTCATCAATCTGCCCGAAAACGACTGGAGAACCTAAACTCTTTGGATAAACCCAACATTCAACAGTCAAGTCACCAGTACCAAAATCTAAGCTAGTGCCGCCGCTAACTTTGAGATATTCCTCACTTCCATCAAAATACCCAGAACCCCCTGAGTTTTCCGCTCCTAGATTAATACCATTCTCAATAACCTGAGAAGTGCCATTCCCAGTGTACAAATACGTTGAGAACACGTCCTCTACATAGGTAGCTTCACCTGCACCTGCGGCGTTACCTGCGGCGGCTGTTGTAAGTGCCTTACCTAGCATTACACAAAGTTCCCGACATAGGCTCCGTAGAGCGTGGTGGAGATTTTCCAGAACACAAAAACATCACTGGCTGTAGACGTAGGTGCAACATTACCACCTGAAGTCACCCATGTCATTGTAGGCCATGTGATTGTGTTGGAGTCACCACCTGTAATGTGCAGTACAACAGTCTGACCTGCTTCTAATGAGTCAGTGAAGGTGATAGCACCAGAGGTTGCAGAAGTTTGGATAGAACCGTTGGCAGGGTCTAATGCGACAGTGCCTGATGTACCTAGTGTGAATACAGTTTCCTTGAGTTCGCCAAAGGTTTGCTGTGCTGTGTAGGTCTGTGCTACATCTAACTTGGCTGTGTCAGCATCGTAAGCTTGAACAGTGGAGCCTATGTCACTATCAAGGACAATTGTTGTACCTAAGTCACTAATCTGTGCTTCTGTGACTGATGTAGCCGTAGGAGCTACCGCACCCCATGATGCTCCATCATAAACGTATATAGAACCAACAGTGCTATCAAAGTATAAAGCACCAGTTACAAGAGCATCACCATCGTTGTCTAATGCAGGTGCTGTAGCCTTTACACCAAGATAACGATCATCAAAGCTGTCATAGGATGCCGCCGCATTTGTTGCAGAAGTAGCGGCATTCGTTTCACTTGTGGCCGCATTCGTTGCAGATGTAGCGGCATTTGTTTCTGATGTAGCTGCTGCAGTTGCTGAGTCAGCCGCTGAGGTTGCAGAACCAAGAATAGAGTCTACATAGCCTTTACGTGTTAATTCATCATCTGTTGCAGGTGTTGCTGTAGATGTAATTGCGTTTGTGCCTAGCGTAATGTCGCCAGTCATCGTACCACCTGCTAGTGGTAAATAATCAGCAACCTCAGTCTGTACATAGGCCGTTGTAGCAATCTGTGTGGTGTTAGTATCTGCGGACGCTGTAGGAGCCGTAGGAGTGCCTGTAAGCGATGGAGAAGCTAGTAAAGCATAATCACCTAGCTCAGTCTGTACGTAGGCTGTTGTAGCCACTTGAGTGGTGTTTGTATCAGCCGCCGCTGTCGGGGCTGTTGGAGTACCTGTTAATGCAGGAGATGCTAAAGGAGCCTTGAGTGCAAGACTATTTGTTACGGTTGTAGAAAAGTTAGCATCATCACCAAGTGCCGCCGCTAGTTCGTTAAGCGTATCTAAAGCACCGGGAGCACTGTCAATCACTGCACTGACTTCAGTGTCTACATAGCCTTTAGTAGCCGCATCAGTAGATACTGTTGGCGTACCAAGACCTGTAATCTTGTTTGTACCCATTGCGATAGCACCAGACATAGTGCCACCGGAAAGATTGAGTTTTGTTGCATCACCTGTGTCAACATAGGCTTTGACAGACTGCTGTGTTGGTATTAGTGTAGCAGAGTCTGAAGCCATATTGTCTTCATCAACAAAGGCTGTTGCTGTAATTGTACCATCAGACAAGCTACCAAACTGTACTGTGCCTGAAGTGGTAATAGAAGAAGGGGTAGTACCTAATTCAACGACTGAGCCGCCGTTGTCTTGTGTAAACAGTCGTTTGTCTTCAGTGTTGACTGCTACCTCGCCCACATCTACATCGGATGTCGTAGGTACTGCTGAAGCTGTTGTAGATTTCTTGAGGAGGATTTTAGAGGCCATTACCTAGTCCTGTTGTGGTTGGGTCAATGTAGAGGAAACCCCTCCGGAGAGGGGCTACCAAAAGGATACTATTAGCCCGGAAGTGCTAACAAGAATCCAGTTTCAGGACGTAATACCTGTACACCGTACAGTGTATCAGCAGTCATCAGGTCAGCAAGGTATTCTTGCTTGTACTGAGTTTGTGTGCGAACATTCATCTGCTCTGCCAACACCATTGTGTCACGGTGTGCCAAGATAGCACCACGAGTGTCGTTGACAGAAGTAGTTGCAGTGTTCTGAACTGCTGTTTCAATAACAGGTACGTTAGAAGAAACGTAAATGTCAACACCGTACAAAGAGCCAATCTGACCATTTTGAACGCCACGGCCATCTACGAAATCCGCAGAGTTGTAACGATCAATGCCCAAGATGTCACGACGAGCAGAAGGAGGAATCACGAGGAAACGTCCGTCCATTGGTGTGTCTTGGTCATCCATGAGCTTAATAAGCTGACGGAAAGCAAGGTCAGTGAAGACATCAGTGTCTTCCATAGTGTCATCAGCATACGTAGCAATACCTAATGCGGCATTAACGTAGTAAGCGTTTGAGTGTTCCCAGTTAGCAGGATCAGTTGGGTCTGTAGCAGTACCGTCACCGAAACGCAAACCAAGGTTGTACAAGTCATCGTCAAGCTGAAGTGCCAACGCATAACCTGCATCGTCAGTGTAGAAACGACGCATTGAGTCAAGAGCCTGAACACCTACGATGTCTTCAATGAAGCGTGAGTATTCAAAGTGCTTGTCAATGCTGATCTGTACTTCTGATTCAGTGTCAGCTTGGATGGTGACCGCAGTGTTCGCCGCCTTAGCTGTGGCAGAACCACGAGTAGGCTTAGGAATATGCAGAGTGTCACCCTTCTTACCAACCATAGACATCTTGTTGACGAGGTTAGCGAGAACGAGGTTCTTCTTGTATGCGGCTACGATTTCATCAGACCAGAGTTCTGGAATGAACGTAGCGGCGGCGGTGGTATTAACAATGGAGGAGGCTCCTCCGGGATATGCGACTTTAGCCATGATAATCTCCTATAAAGCTATCGTACACGACCCTCAGCGTATGCAGTGCGGATTTCTTCCGCTAATGACATATACCTGTCAGGGT